CTAGAGCGGCGTCAGCGTCACCAGGGCTACGCCCCGGCTGAGGATGCCAAGTTCACGTGCCGCGCCGCGCGACAGGTCGATAATGCGCCGACGCGTGCCCGGGCGGTCGGTGATCGTGACCACGACGGCGCGGTCCGAGCCCGTGAGGGCGACGCGCACGCGGGTGCCAATGGGCAAGGTGGCGTGCGCGGCGGTCAGCGCGTTCTCGTCATAGATGGCGCCACTGCTGGTAGGCTGGCCATGCCAGCGGCCTCCGCCGTACCACGACGCGATGCCGGTTTTCGGCCAGCCATCAACGGCAGCCGAGGCATTGTCGCGGCTGGGCGCGTCGTCGAAGAAGGCGATGCGGTCGAGGTTCGCGTGCGGGTGGCTGGCGGCATGCGCCAGATGCCGGCTGTGGCGCCGGCGCGCACTTGCCGACGCGATGGACTTACGAGATTCGTTAAGAGGTTGGATCTTGCGGGGCTGGATTGATGCGGCATCGAGAGGAGAGGCGAAGGCAAAGGCGGGTACAGCAAGTAATATGGACACGACCATGCCGGGAACAGCCCTCTTGGCGCGTGCGATCATCGAATCTCCTTTCCTCCGTGTGGCCCGTTAAGGAAGGTCGAGCCTGGGTCGCCACAAAAGTACCGCGCCCGGTACGAACCCGAGCACGGAATAGGCTAGATCAAACCGCCGCATTGAGCCCAGGCATGCAGGAAAGATCAACCCCCAATCCTATCGGAGATTGCCCGACGCCGTTCACCGGCGCGCCATGACTGTGCACAGAGCGCACGTCCGATCGGAGATTATCATCATAAACAATTGATTTTGCGCGCAAGTTTAGCTCGGCACCGCTTGCTGCGGCACGGCATGAAATTCAACGGAGCGGTGGATTTTTCTTCCGTCCGCGAGGGCCCGGCTGGCCGCGGAGGAAAAATGTGGGCCGAGGAAGATTTTCCTTGCCCACATGCCCCATCTCGGGGTAAAGATACACCCATGATCAGCGGCGCGTGGGGGACACCCCAACGCGCCGTTTTGCGTTATGGGGGTGCCAATGGCGCCGACGTTGCAGGATTGGGCCAGGACGGTGCTGGCTCCGTCCGGACAGGTGCCGGCACGCCACCATCTGGAGATACTGAAAGACCTGACCGGGCTGGCCGAGGGAGGCTGCGACCGGCTGATGCTGCTGATGCCGCCGGGCAGCGCCAAGAGCACCTATGCCAGCGTGATCTTTCCGCCCTGGTGGTTTCTGCGCCATCCGACGAGCGCGGTGATCGTCGCATGCCATACCGAGGCTCTTGCCTGGCACTTCGGTCGCCGCGTGCGCCGGTTGGTGGGCGAGCACGCCGATGTGCTGGGTTATGGCCTGACGCGCGACGACCGAGCGGCGGGCCGCTTTTCCACGACGGCAGGGGGACAGTATTTCGCCGCTGGCGTGCGTGGGCCGATTACCGGCCGGCGGGCGGACCTCGTATTGGTGGACGACCCGATCAAGAGCCATGCCGAGGCAGACAGCGCGACGCTGCGCGACGGCCTGTGGGACTGGTGGCAGAGCGAGTTGCTGACCCGGCTGAAGCCCGGCGGTCGGGTCGTGCTGGTGATGACGCGCTGGCACGAGGACGACCTGGGCGGGCGGCTGCTGGCGACCGATGAGGCATCATGGCGGGTGATCCGCCTGCCGGCGCTGGCCGAGGCGAACGATCCGCTGGGCCGTCCGGCGGGCGCGCCGCTGTGGCCGGAGTGGGAGGACGCGGCGGCGCTGGCACGCAAGCGGCTGGCGGTAGGCCCGCGCGTGTGGAGCGCACTGTATCAGCAGAACCCGCAGCCGGTTGACGGACTGCTGTTCCAGACGGGTCGCGTCGGGCTGCTCGATGCGGTGCCTGACGTAACGCGGACGGTACGTGCATGGGATTTGGCGGCGACCGCCGTCGGCCGCGGGCGTGACCCGGACTGGACGGTGGGGCTGAAGCTGGCGCGCAACGATAGCGGCCAATTCATCGTGCTCGACATCGTGCGGCTGCGCGGTGGCCCGCATGAAGTGGAGGCGGCGATTGTTGCCACGGCGCGGGCGGATGGCCACGGCGTGCCCATCGGCCTGCCGCAGGACCCGGGGCAGGCGGGCAAGCAGCAAGTGGCGTGGCTGACCGGGCGGCTGGCTGGATTCCGCGTGGCGGCAGGGCCGGAAAGCGGATCGAAGCTGACCCGCGCCGGGCCGGTGGCCTCGCAGGTGGACGCCGGCAACCTAGCGCTGCTGCGGGCGCGCTGGAACCGCGCGTTCCTCGACGAACTACGCGACTTTCCGCAAGGGCGCAAGGACGACCAGGTCGACGCGCTCGCCCGCGCCTTCACCATGCTGAGCGAGGCCGCGGCGCCGGCGCGGCGGGTGTTCGTGCCGGTGATGGCGAGATGACGCCGCGGCCTGGCTACGACGATGCAGGGAGCACCGATGTTCGACACGATCTGCGGTCTGATCCCGGCCGATCCTGACTACCCGGAGCGGACGCGGCGACTGGACATTCTGACGCGCGTGCTGGAAGGCCGCCTGTATGAGGCACTGCCGTACGAATTTCACGAGGAACGCGGCGCCGGAGGCGAATACATTCCGCTGCGCCAGCGCCGTCCGTCGGTACGCTACCCGTTGGCACGCATCATCGTGGACGACAGTCTGTCGCTGATGTTCAGTGAGGGGCATTTTCCGACCATCGACTGCGCCGATGCGCGCGTACGCACGACATTGGCAGACATCGTGCAGGAGGGCGCCGGCAAGCAGGCGATGCTGGAGGCGGCGCTGCGCGGCAGCGTCGGGTCGGTCGCGGTGCTGCTGCGCGTGTTGCGGGGACGCGTGTTCTTTCGCGTTCTGCAGACGCAGTTCCTGACGCCGCAATGGGACCCGCAAGCTCCGGATAGCCTGCTGCTGGTGACCGAACGCTACAAGGTTCCTGGCGCGGATCTCGTCGCGCAGGGCTACGATGTCGCCGACACGCAGGCGCAGTACTGGTTCATGCGCCAATGGGACGATCAGGCCGAGACATGGTTCCGGCCGTGGCCCGTTGGCTCCGGCGCCGCGCCGGAGGTGGACGAAGCGCGCAGCGTCCGCCACGGCATGGGATTCGTGCCGATGGTGTGGATTCGCAATCTCCCAGGCGGCGACGACATCGACGGCGCATGCACTTTCCGTCCCGCGCTGGAAACCAACATCGAGATCGACTACCAGCTTTCGCAGGCGGGGCGCGGCCTGAAGTATTCATCCGACCCCACCTTGCTCATCCGCGAGCCGGCGAGCGCCGATGGCGAAATCATTCGCGGCGGCGGCAACGCCTTGGTGGTAAGCGAGAAGGGTGATGCCAAGCTGCTCGAAATCAATGGTACGGCGTCCGCCGCAGTGATCGAGTACGTGCGCGCGTTGCGCGAGTTCGCGCTCGAAGGCGTGCATGGCAACCGTGCTTCGGCCGATCGTCTGACGACCGCGCAGAGCGGACGGGCGCTGGAGATGATGAACCAGGGCCTGATCTGGCTGGCCGACAATCTGCGAGTGAGTTACGGCGACGGACTGCTGAAGTTGGCTCGCATGGTTCTGCGTGCCTCGGAGCTGTTTGCCTTGCGTGTGCGTGGCGACACGGTGACGCCGTTGCCGCAGGCGCGACTAAGCCTGATCTGGCCGCGCTGGTATGCTCCTACGGCCGAGGATCGTCAGCGTGATGCGAATAGTCTGCGCGTACTGCAGTCGAGCGGGTTCATCTCGCGCGAGACGGCCGTGAAGTCGATTGCCGACGTGTACGGAATTGACGCGGTCCCGACCGAGCTGGCACGCATTGCGGCGGAAAGTGCCACGTTGGCGGCCGTCGGCCATGGCGACGAGTCACGACAGACCAGCTAGTCCGACCCGCAGCCGAACATCCAGACAATTTGTCGATTGCCACAAAGCCGACCCTGCATTGGGGGTCGGCTCGCTTATCGTTTGAGTGGAGACGTGCATGACCGACGCAACCACCGAGGATGCCGCCGAGCGGGCAGCGGCGCTGGAACTCAGGCTGGCCGAGGTAGAGGCCCAGAATCAGACCCGCCTGATCCACGCCGAGTTGAAAGCCGAGGCCGTACGGGCCGGCATGGTGGATCTTGACGGGCTGAAGCTGATCGACGCCGGCACGGTGAGTTTGAATGAAGCGGGCGAGTTGGAAGGCGGCGCCGCACTGATGATGCAGTTGCGACGATCGAAGCCGTGGCTGTTCGGGGGGGCGTCCTCCTCTTCCTCGGCCGCGCCGCCGCCTTCGCGCCCGCCGAGCGCCAAGCTGGCTACGCAGATGAGTTACGAAGAATGGCGGTCGGCACGGGCCGATCTGCTGAAACGGCGATAAGGGCATAGGTCGGCGCGGACGAAGCGGGACCAAAGGACGCAAGCGCGGACGAAGTGATACCGCGTTCGGACCCGCTCTTGAAGCGAGACAATCACCAGCCTTCCGGCGAGCGTCGTCCGGAGGTCGCACAATCCGAGGGTCTACATGGGCATTCAGAACTTTCCACTCGCACTACAGCCGGTCATCCAGCAGGGCTTCTTGGAACGTGAGTTCCAGCAGGCGCTGAACAGCCGGCTGGGCTACCGTGCCTGCGCCGACCGCGAAATGTTTGCGGTGGGCATCGGCGAGACGCTGACCAAGACGCGCGCCGGGCTCAAGCCGTCCGTGACGACGCCGCTGGCGCCGGCCACCAACACCAACCTCGACAACGGGCTTACGCCGCAGTCCTTCAGCGTCGAGCAGTACACGATCACGCTGAACAGCTACGCCGCCACCACCGACCTGAATATGGTCACGAGCAGGGTAGGGATCGCCAGCCAGTTCCTGCTGAATGCGGCCATCAACGGCGAACAGGCGGCGCGCAGCCTGGACGAGCTGGCGCGTAACGCGCTGTTCGCGGCGTATTTCGGCGGCAACACCCGTTTGCGCAGCAGCCTTACCGTGGCCGGCCCGGCGCTGCCCGTGGACGACGTGCGCGGCTTCCAGACCGTATTCGTGAACGGCGTGCAGACCTCCGTCGGAGCGGCCGCCGACCTGACAGTTACCGTGGGCAGCAACGCCTACACGCTGGTGGGCGTCAGCGTGGACCTAAACAACGTTTCCACCGCGCCGGGCGGGATTTCCGGTGTGTTGACGTTCGGCTCCTCGGTTTCCGTTGCGGACGGTGCCGCTGGCAACACGGTGACCGCGGCGACCGCCAGTGCCATCGCGCGGCCCAACAACGAAGCCAACACCGCGCTGTTGCAGGCAGCGGACACGCTGACCATGGGGACGCTGCTGAACGCCGTGGCGACGCTGCGACTGAATGCGGTGCCGGAGATCGACGGGGCGTACAACTGCTACCTCGATCCGATTTCGTCCCGCCAGTTGTTCGCGGACAATGATTTCCGTCAGTTGTTCTTCGGCGCGACCTCGGCCAACCAGGTGTTCAAGCGCGGCATGGTGAACGACTTCCTCGGCCTGCGCTTTGTGCCGACCAACGAAGCGTATGTGCAGCCGCACCCCACCATCAGCGGCGCGGTCATCCGTCGTCCCATTATCTGTGGCCAGGGCGCGCTGATCGAAGGTGACTTCGAAGGCATGGCGGAGGCCGACGTGGCGCCGAAGGACGCGATCGTGTCGCTGGTGGACGGCGTGTGCATGGTGACGCGCGAGCCGATCGACCGGTTGCAGCAGATCATCGCCCAGAGCTGGTACTGGATCGGCGGTTTCTGCACGCCGAGCGACGTGACAACCAATCCGACGACGATACCGACCGCCACCAATTCCGCATTCAAACGGGCGGTGATGATCGAGCACATCGGCTGAGCGCGCCGCCGGGGGCGCCGAGGCGCTCCCGGCATCGGCGTCGGAGGGCGTGAACGTCGCCCGAGGTCATCCAGCGAGGCGCAAGCTGGCGTCGGGCGACAGGACGCGCTGAAGAATTCCCAGGAGCAGCCTCATGGCGTTCTCGGAAGCCGAGCGCACGGACGTGCGACGGTATTGCGGATATCCGGCATACGGCTCCGGCACTTCCGGATTTCAGGGTTGGCGGTTCTACCAGGTGTACGGCCTGATGGAGTTCCGCCTGCAGCACCTGAGCGGTTCCGAGGAGGCGGTCGTCCGGCAGTATCTCGCCACTCTTGGAGTGCTGGAAAGAGCAATTCCAGAAGCGGCGGTAAACCTCGACACCGAGCGCGCTGCCGTATGGACGCGCAATGCCGGCGAAGTGGGTGAGCGGATGCACTTGTTCGATGACTGGCGGCGGCGGCTGTGCGGCTTTCTCGGTCTGCCGCCCGGGCCCGAGTTGGGCGACGGGGGAGTGAGGGTGATAGTATGACGCGGTCGGACCGGATCCAGGACGCGCTGCACCGCGGCCTCGGGGTGGCTGCGCGTGGCCTGGGCGCCTGGTGTGACGCCTACCGGCCGCGGGGCGCCACCGATCCGCTTGACTCCGCGAATCGCTTTCTTCGTCTGCCCGCAAGCTTTCTGCCGCAGCGCGAGACCCAGGACGTCAGCCACGGACACCGGGTGTGGCAGGGGGTGTTCGATGCGGCCTACACACGCCCGGGCGACTATCTCAGCAATGGAGATTACCGCTTCTTCGTTATCGCGCAGGAGCCATTTCAGCCGGTGCTGTGTATCTGCGGCAACCGCGTGGTGAGCATCAGGCGGCCAGGTGCACCGGCGGCGGCCGGGGTCAACGGCTACGGCGGCGTGCTGCGGCGCGACGCTATTCCGCTACTGACGCGTTGGCCGGTCAGTGTCGTGACTCCGGGTGAAACAGTAGGTCGGACCGACCTGCCGGCCGACGCGGGATTGGCGAGGTGGTCGGTTTGGCTGCCGCTGGCGCCGATCCCCGCCCTGCGCGCGGGCGATTTGCTGGAGGACGATCTCGGACGAAGCGGTGTGGTTACGACGGCGGACCTTTCCGCGCTTGGCTGGCGGCTGACGGTTAAACAGGCAGAAAACTGATGGCCGATCAATCAGACGTGGAAGCATCGCTGGTACAGACCATTGCACAGGCGCTGTATCCGGACGGCACTGTACAGCCAAGCGTGACTGGCGGCACGGTGCGCGTTTATCGCGGATGGCCGGGGGCGGCGGCGTTGGATGCCGACCTCGCGGCCGGGGTGGTCAACGTGACGATCTATCCCGAATCCGCAGCGCAGGAAAACACGACGCGTTGGCTGGATGATACCCAGGTCGACGTGCCGCAGAGGCCGACCCTTGTGGTGACCGTATCGGGGAATACAGCGACGTTCGCTGGCGATGCGGCGCCCGGGCAGATCGCGGGTCTGATCGCGGACGGGCTGGCGGTGGTTCATCGTACGCAGACAGGCGATACGCCGGCGATGGTGGCAGCGATACTCGCGGCGCAACTTCGGACGGTGCGCACGGCACTGCTGCAGGGAACCACAGTGGTCGTGCCGCTGGTGCGTCGCCTGGAGGGGCGCGTATTCGCCGATCAATCCGTACGACGGGAAGTGAAGCGGCAAAAGCAGCGATTCCGCGTTACCTGCTGGAGCCCTGACCCGGATAGCCGCGACCGCGTCGCGGTAGCGATCGATACGACGTTGGCAGCAACCACGTTCCTGGCGCTGCCGGACGGCAGCAGTGGACGGTTGCGCTTCGCCGCATCAGAGGTGACCGACCGCAGCGAAAGCGCGGCACTGTTTCGCCGCGACCTGATCTACACCGTCGAATATCCCACGCTCGTTACAGCGAACCAGCCACGGATGGTCGTGGGAGAAATTCAGCTTTCGTCGGCTGGCGCCGACGCCATTGCGAACCGCATGGTCTGATCGAGGAATTCTCCAATGAGCGTGCAACTGGTAATCGTACGTCCGTTCGGCACGTACAACAAGGGCGATATGATCACCGATACCGCTACGATCGCGAACGTGTTGGCAGGTGAAAGTGTCGCGAACGTGGTTCGGGTGACGGCGCCGCCACAGACCTCGCCACAGAAAGGGAGCTGATCTGATGCCCATTGTCCAGCAAGGCAGCATCAATACCACGGCGCTGGTTGTTCCCGATCTGTATGTGCAGATCGTGCCGCCGCAGAACCTTCTGTTGAATGGCGTTCCGACCGACGTGGTGGGAGTCGTCGGCAGCGCGAGTTGGGGACCCGTCGGACAGCCGGTGATCGTCGCGACGATGGCAGATTACGCGGCCAACTTCGGCCCGATCATCGCGCGCAAGTACGACATGGGAACGCAGGTGGCGACCGCGATCCAGCAGGGTGCCCAGAACTTTCGGTGCGTACGTGTCACTGACGGTACCGACACCGCCGCTCAGTTCAGCGTGCCGAACACGAACTTTCTGTTCACGGCACTTTACTCTGGCAGCGTCGGCAACAGCATAACGGTAACTCTGGCTACCGGCAGCCAAGCCAACACGTGGCGGCTAACCGTGTCGCTGCCGGGATTGGCGCCGGAGGTGTTCGACAACATCGGCGGGACCGGCGCCGCCTTCTGGGCAGCACTCGCCAACGCTGTGAACAATGGCCAGGGCGTGCAGCGGGGTGCCAGCCAGATCGTCGTGGCGAATGCCGGTGGCAGTTCAACGACGCCCGTCGCGTTCAGTTGGCCGTTCGCAACAGGCCCGCAGGGTACGGACGGTGCTGCCAGCGTGACGGCGGTGAACCTGGTCGGGGTCGACACCATTCCTCGCACCGGCATGTATGCCTTGCGGAGCCAGGGCTGCGGCATCGGCGTGCTGGCGGATGGGGATGATGCGTCGCAGTGGACCGTGCAGGCCGAGTTCGGGCTGGCCGAAGGTATCTACATGATCCTGACTGGCCCGGCTGGCGACGGCATTACCAGCGCGGTGGCAACGAAGATGTCGGCCGGGCTCGACTGCTACGCCTGCAAGCTGATGTTCGGCGACTGGATCTGGTGGAATGACCAGGTCAACGCTGTCACGCGGGTGGTGAGTCCACAGGGTTTCGTCGCCGGCAGGCTTGCCAATCTGAGCCCCGAGCAGAGCAGCCTGAACAAGCAGATCTATGGCGTTGTCGGCAGTCAGATGTCGGGCACGCCTTCCAGCAGCCAGAGCACCAGCTATTCCGCGGCCGAACTCTCGGTGTTGCTGCAGGCGGGCATCGATGTGATCAGCAACCCACAGCCGGGCGGGTCCTACTGGGGCGTGCGGGGCGGGCACAACACCTCGTCCAACTCGGGCACCAATGGCGACAACTATACCCGGCTGACCAACTATATCGCCGCGACGCTGGCCTCCGGGATGGGGGCGTATGTCGGGCAGGTTGTCAATGCCAGCTTGTTCCGAAAAATCCGCGCCACGCAGCTGAGCTTCCTGCAAAACATGTTGTCACAGGGGTTGCTGGGAAGTGTTGACGGAAGCCTGCCGTTCAGCGTGATCTGCGATACATCCAACAATCCGCCGAGCCGCACCGGGCTGGGATACGTGCAATCGGACGCGCAGATTCAGTATCAGGCAATCAACGAGAAGTTCATCGTCAACATCGAGGGCGGACAGACGGTACAGGTGCAGAGTCAGGTTCTGCCCACCGGCGTGGCCGCATCGTAAGGAGGGTTGCCAGTGCCTGCCAACACGTTTTCCATCGGTCGCGACTGCTCACTGGTCGTGATGGCGCCGACGGGCCGCATCGACCTGACGTATGTAACAGGATTCGAGAGCCGCCAGCTTACCGCGCCGGTCAGGGTCGATTGTATCGACGGCGTGGCGCTCGGCGCCGAGTTGCCGAAGGGCTGGGAGGGATACTTTGAGTTGGAGCGCGGTGACTCTACCGTGGATGACTTTATCGCCTCGATGGAGGCCAACTTCATCAACGGCCAGAACGTGGGTGCCGGTACGCTTTACCAGTACGTGGCGGAGCCGGATGGATCGACCTCGACCTACCAGTATAGCAACGTCGTGTTCAAACTGACGCAGGCCGGAACCTGGAGGGGAGACGCCAGCGTGAAGCAACGGTTGGAATTTTTCGCCAGCCAGCGGCTGCGCGTCTGATGGATACGCCTTCGTCTCGTCTGATCGCGGCGGCGCAGTCGGCGCCGACCGTGACCGACACCAGCGGGCGCCGGCTTGCGCTGCGGCGGCTGACCGCGCTGGACAAACTGCGGTTGTTCAAGGCGGCCGGGCCGGCGTTGGCGCAGAACCAGCTCTGGCTGGGCATGGCCGTCTTGGCCGCCAGCGTGAGCATGATCGACGATGTACCCGTGCCTGCGCCAGCCAACGAGGCTCAGATCGAGGCCATGGTCTCGCGGCTGGGGGACGAGGGGATAGCGGCAGTGGCGGCGGCCCTGGCGGAGACACCCGCGTCGGAGACGCAAGTGGCGGACGTGGTGGGAAACTGATCGGGCACCCCGATCTGGTGGATTGCCTTTACCTGATCCGGAACGGGGTGCCTTTCGACGTGGCGTTCAGCCTTTCCGTCGAGGAACGGCTGGCGTGGGTCGTGGCTCTGGGAACACTGGATGGCGGCGAGTTCGATGTCGCCACCATGCGTTGGAAGGAGCACAAGTGAGCGTTTCCGAACTGCACGCACGGATGCAACGGCTTGATTTGGTGGGGAGTGTATCGGCGACGCTGCAACGGGAGGCGACGCGCCTGGCGCGGGCGACAGAGGCCGATGTGCTGGTGGACGCCGACGGCATGACCGTTGCCCTGCGCGGAAAAGCGGCGTGGGAGCGAGAGAAGGGTACCCCAGGCTGCCCGCCCGACGCGGCGTTGGCGAGGCTCGTGGCCGCAGAACGCAAAGGCGTGGCCGATGCGATCGCCGCGGCCATCGCGGCAACCATGCAGGAGGCGTGATGGACGAGGCTTACACCATCGGCATCCGGCTCGCGCTGGAGGATGGCGCCTCCGCGGGCATCGCCGTACTCCGTCGTGACCTTGCGGCGCTTGACCATGCCATGTCTGTTAGCATGGGTGGGATGGAGCGACTGCGAGAACGCGGGGCTGCTGTCGGACGCGCGCTGCCGTCGCCGCCGGCAGCGCAACCGCAACCATGCGTACCGGCGCCGGGCGCGGCAACGATTCCGCTTCCACCTGCCCCTGTGCTTCTATCTGCACCGCCACCGCAGTCGGCGCCAACGCTTTCACCCGCGTTTGCGCCACAGCCTTCACGGGCACCTATACTGCCTCACCCGCAGACAAAACCAACGGCTCTGTCGACGGCGCGCGTGCCGCAGGCGGATTCGCCTGTTCCGGGTGCATCTTTCTCCAGCTTCATCCCGACGACACGGTCGCAGCCCGCCCCGGTGCAGCCTGTCGCAGCGGCATCGTCGCCCCAGACCGCGTTGGCGCGACCAACGGTGCCGGCCGCAGCGCCCCTTGTGATGACACAGCCCACTCGGCGGGAAACATCGGTGCCTGAGAGCGAGCGCCTCGCGCCGGCTCCGGTAAATCAACCGGCGATGCATGAGCCACGCCCAATGCGGAGCCCGGCATTCGCCGAACTCGCACCGGCCGTGCCACAGAGGGGCAGCTTCGCCATGCCGGCGGTGGAGCGCAAACCGCGGCGATCCGTGGAGCCCACGACTATCCCGCCAGCGGTATCGGGTTTGACGAGCGACGCTGCATCCGATTGGTCGGCAGGACCGTCGATGGCGTCCGCTATGGCACCGCCGGCGCGTGATCAGGAGAAAGGCACGTCGGAGGGCGACGTCTACCTGGACGGAATGCGCGTTGGACGCTGGATGGTCGATACCCTCTCTCGCCAAGCGGCACGCGCCCCGGCCGGCCGGGCCGCGTTCGATCCCCGTCTGGGTCTGACGTGGCCTGGAACGCAACAAGGAAACTGAAAGCGCGCGATCGCAGAGGAACTCCGCCGCGATCGCAAGGTCGCGGTCACTGGGAAAGCCATCCATGTCCGACACCCTTCTGCTGGGGCCGGTACAGTTCGAAGCGTTCGAGCTGCCCGGCCAAATCCGATTCGGCGGCTCGCAACGCCTCGCAGTACACCAACTGCCGGGCGGCGCTCGCGTCATCGACGCCATGGGGCGCGATGATGCCGAGATCGTTTGGCGTGGAGCATTCAGCGGAGCGGACGCGGTCGAACGCGCACGTCTGCTCGACCTGCTGCGTGTCGCGGGTAACCCGCTGTCATTGACCTGGGACGGCTTCTGCTACACCGTGTTGATCGCCCGCTTCGAGGCAGATTACGCCAGACCGAACTGGATACCCTACAGCATCGCCTGCATCGTGCTGCGTGACGAGACCGCAGCGCTCATCGAGGTCGTAGCGTCGCTCGCCGCCGCGGGCCTGGCCGACCTGGACGCGGCGGATGCCTTTGGCTGCGGAGTGGACCTTTCCGCTGCCACGGCGACTCTTGCGGCGGCTGGCGCAACGACACTTGGGACCGCGGCCTATATTTCGGCGGTGACGGCACTCGGTAATGCCTCGACCTCCGTGGACAGTGAACTCAGCAGCGCCGAGACCGCGATCGGGAGCGCGGTCGACGTGCCTTCGGCTGCCGCCGCCACGCAGCAACTCGCGGCGGTGGTAGCGGCGCGGGGCTACATAGACCGCACCGCGGCCAACCTGGCAAATGCGGGGACCTAAGAATCATGATGACCATGACGATCGCGGGCGGCAATCTTTTCAGCATCGCCGCCGAACAATTGGGTGACGCGACACAGTGGATACGCATTGCCCAGCTCAATGAGCTGACCGATCCGATGCTATCAGGCGTCAACACCCTTCAGATTCCCGATGTGGATCCCAACGCGGGGGGCGGCGTTGCTGCTCAATGACCCAGCCGTGCGCCAGCCACGGTTGCGCGTGCTCGTCGATGGTGGCGTGCTGGCCGGGGTGATCGCGGCAACGGTGGAGAGCAACAATCACTTTGCCGCCGACCGCTTCCACGTTGCCGTCGCACTCGGCGCCGATCCGGTCCGCGGCGCCGCGTTCTGGGCTGACGCGGCCAACGTCACGGTCGAAGTGCAGGTTGCGTTGGACGGAACGTCTTGGGTGAGCCTGATCGACGGTACCGTGGATCAGTTGGAAATCGACCCGCTCGCCGGATGCCTGGACCTTAATGGACGCGACCAGTCCACAGCACTCATCGAGGCACGAACGCAAGAGACCTTTGCCAACCGCACGTCGAGCGAGATTGCTGGCATTTTAGCGGCCAGGCATGGGCTGTCGAGCGACATTCAGGCAACCACGACGCCGGTCGGGCGCTATTGGCAACTGGAACACGATCAAACCTCACTGGATCAGTTCAGCCATACCACCACGGAGTGGGATTTGCTGGTTGCCATGGCTGAACACGAAAGCTTTGACCTCTGGGTCTCCGGCGGCGCACTGCACTTTCGCGCTCCGGAGCAGACGGCGGCACCGGCGATGGTGCTGCGGCCGTCGGATCTGATCTCGTTGCGACTGGAACGGTCGCTTGTGCTGGCACAGGACGTCAAAGTCACAGTGAAGTCCTGGCAGAGCCGGCAGGGTGTGATGATCCGCGAAAGCGCGACCGCCACGCAGGGAAGTGGCGGAACAACAACAAACTACGTGTACGTGATGCCCAACCTGACCGCAGACGCCGCGCGACAGTTGGCCGAGCGGCGACTGGCGGAGCTGACACAGCACGAGCGGGTGCTCGTGGCGGAGATGCCCGGCGAACTCGACCTGACACCCCGCACAGTACTGGGGCTGGCAGGTACAGGTACGGCGTTCGACCAGAGTTACCGGATCGATGAAATCGAGCGGCGCTTGCATGCCGTTCATGGATTCACCCAGAGCGTCCGCGCGCGCGCCGCCAGCGCCGCGAGCATAGTTTCGGTAGGGGCCAATGCCTGATGGAACGACTGTTGAATGCACTGAAGGCGCAGGCAACGGCTTTGGACGCAAGCCGTGGCCAGCCCCGTTTCGGCGTCGTCACCAGCGTCGATCCGGCGCGTTATGCGGCACGCGTGGCGCTGCAGCCTGAAGGCGTGGTGACCGGGTGGCTGCCGATTCTTTCGCCCTGGGTGGGCGCTGGCTGGGGTCTGGCCTGCCTGCCGAGCCCGGGCACTCAGGTATTCGTTGTGTCCCAGGAAGGCGCGGCGGAACATGGCGTCGTTGTCGGCGCGGCCTGGAGCGATGCGGCACGAGCGCCGGGTGCACCAGCCGGGGAAATTTGGCTGGTGCACCAATCCGGCAGTTTTCTCAAGCTTTGCAACGACGGCAACGTGTACGTGAATGGCGATTTGCACGTGAACGGGGACGTGTACGACCGGCATGGCAGCCTCGACCGGTTGCGCGGGAACTACGATGGTCACGCGCATGGCAACGTCACCAACGGCGGCGGCGTCACGGCGACCACGAACGCGCCAGACCCGGAGTAGCGCATGTACGACATCTGTCATCAGTTCGGCGCCGACCTCATGATCGGGGCTACCGGTGATCTGCTGGCTGTGAACGCCCCGCTACTGACCCAGCAGCGTGTACTTCGGCGGTTGCTTACCAATCCTGGCGACTACATCTGGCAGCCAACCTACGGCGCAGGGCTCGCCCAATTCGTTGGCCAGCCAGTAAACGCCGCGCACATCCGCGCGGTGGTGCGCAGCCAAATCTTTCAGGAGGCGGCTGTCGCACAGAACCCCCAGCCGGTCATCGACGTGCAGGGCAACACGGATAGCAGCGTGTATGTGTATATCCGCTATGCCGACGCGACCAGCGGCGAAACGCAGGTGCTCAGCTTTTCCGTGGGAGGCCCAGCATGAATCTGCAACTCATGACATTCTCCAGTCTGGTGGAGACGGCGGCGGCGGCCGTGCAGGGTAGTGCAAGGCAGTTGCTGGACCTGACGATCGGCTCGGCGCTGCGTGCCATCCTCGAAGCGAATGCGTCGATCGCACTGTGGCTGCAATGGCTGATCGTACTGGTTTTGCAGACCACGAGGGCTGCAACCAGCAACGGTTCCGATCTGGATAGCTGGATGGCGGACTTTTCTGTCATGCGGCAATCCGCGGTCGCGGCGACCGGCAGCGTGACCTTTGCGCGTTTCACGGACACGGCCAGTGCGCTGGTGCCAGTCGGAACGCAGGTGCGGACGACAGACGGCACGCAGACGTTCAATGTGATCGAAGACGACAGCAATGCGGCCTGGAGTGCGTCGCAGGACGGCTACTTTCTGGCGGGCGGCACAAGCTCTGTCACCGTGCCGGTGCAAGCGGTGGTGGCGGGAACCGCGGGTAACGTGGTGGCTGGTGCGATTTCGCTTATCGTGGCCGCGATTTCGGGTGTGGACACCGTTACCAACGCGGCCGCGCTACAAAACGGATTGGATGCGGAAACCGACGCGGCGTTGCGAAGCCGGTTCACCAGTTTTCTTGCCAGTCGCGCGCGAGCCACTCCGGTGGCGTTGGGTTACGCGGTGACCTCGGTACAGCAAGGGCTGCAATATGTCATCCAGGAGAACCAGACGCCGGATGGCACGGCGTCTATGGGCTGCTTCGTGGTTACGGTGGACGATGGATCCGGGACACCGGCTTCGGCGCTGCTGGCACAGGTGAGCGCGGCGATCGAGCTGGTGCGACCGCTCGCCACAAGCTATGCGGTACAAGCGCCAACGATCTATTCCGCAGCGATTAGCTTGAACATCACGACGGCGGCTGGCGCGGTGCACGCCACAGTGGCCTCGGTCGTGCAGACGGCGCTGTCGAACTACGTGAACACTCTACCCGTCGGCACGACGCTGCCGTGGTCCCGGCTGGCGCAGGTGGCATACGCGGCCTCCGCCTCGGTGACGAACGTGACGGGCGTGCTGCTGAACGGCGGTACCGCCGACCTGGTGCCGCCGGCGAACGGGGTGGTCAAGATTGCGAGCGTGACGGTGAACTGACGACGCCGATTGCGCGGTTGCTTCCACGGCGCGGCTTTCCGTCTCGTTGAGAAGTCGAGCGGGAAAAGCAAGGGGTGAGACATGATCGGCGACGCCGACGACATGCTGGCGCGCATCAAGACGGTGCTTCCGCTGCACTGGTTTCCCGATGTTACGCCTGTTCTGGACGGGGTGCTGAGCGGGTTCGCGGCGGCATGGGCATGGCTGTATTCGATGTTGGGCTACGCCAAGCTGCAGACGCGCATTGCTACCGCGACAGACAGCTTTCTCGATTCCATCGCGTTCGATTTTTTCGGCGACGGGGTCGTTCGGCGCGCCGACGAGACCGATGACACATTTCGCGCCCGCATCCAGGCGGAGCTGTTGCGGGAACGGGGGACACGCCCGGCGCTCGTTGCAGTGCTGACCGAATTGACCGGCCGCGCCCCTGCGATCTTCGAGCCCGCCCGCCCCGCCGATACGGGCGCATGGAATGAGGCGGAGGGGGTTGGCTGGAACGTCGCGGGTGGCTGGGGCAGCCTGATGCTGGCTCACCAGTGCTTTGTGACGGCGTTGCGCCCAAAGGGTGCCGGTATCGCGACGGTGGCCGGGTACGACACCTATGCAGGCGGCTATGGGGGTGGCGCCATCGAGTACGCAGGCCTCGACCTGATACAGGGCCTCGTCACCGACACGGACATCGAGAACGCCACCGCCGGCGTGCTTCCGGCTGCCACCATCGCCTGGGTGCGGATCACCGACTGATCCGAACCCGTTTCAGAATCTCAGCGAACCAAGGGACTTCGATGGACCGCAATATTGTCTATCCAGGCGCCATTCCGCTGGACACCGACCTGCTGTACACCAATCGCAACACCATGGTGGCACTCGGCGCCCTGATGGCGGCGACGCTCGGGACCAGCACGACCGTGGACGGGCTTGCTGTCGCCCCGACCTCGCCTGCCTCGCTCAACGTGACCGTTGGCGCAGGTACCATCATTCAATATGGGCAGGTGGACACCTCCGCGTACGGCTCGCTGGCGGCGGACACCGACAACCTCATGAAAATGGGGATCAATCTGGAGGCCACGAACTTCACGTTGGTCGCCCCCACAACTGCCGGAACGTCGATCAACTACCTGATCGAGGCGACCTTGCAGGAAACCGACAGCAATCCGGTCGTGCTGCCCTACTACAACGCCACGACACCCTCGCAGCCTTATCTGGGGCCGAACAACGCCGGTACGTCGCAGGCGACGATGCGCGTGCAGCACGTGGCGCTGCAACTCAAGGCCGGTGCGGCCGCCGTCACCGGCACGCAGGCTACGCCGCCGGTGGACACCGGCTACGTCGGACTTGCCGTGATCACGGTGAACTGTGGCCAGACACAGGTGACCGCGCAGAACATTGCGTCCGTGCCCGCCACGCAGTGCATTCCCTACAAGTTGCCGTATCTCCGGCCGGGGTTTTCACAGCACACGGTGTTCACCGTTTCGGGCAGCTTTATGGTGCCGGCCAACGTGAGCACGGTGAAGGTGACTGTGATCGGCGGCGGTGGCGCCGGCGGGACGCATGCCACAATGTCAGCCGCTGGCGGCGGTGCTGGCGGGCAGGCGATGATGCTGGTGAGCGGACTCACTTCCGGCAGCGTCATTCCGGTGACGGTCGGTGGTGGGGGCACGGCCTCGACGACGGCCGGGAACGGCGGTGCCGGCGGCACGAGCAGCTTCGGCACCTACGTCTCCGCAACGGGCGGACAGGGTGGCACTGGCGGTTCCGCGGCCGCGACATGCGCCGGTGGGGCGGGCGGCGCGGGGGTCGGGGGGGACGCCAACTTCGGCGGTTCATACGGCACCGATGCCATTCCGGTAGCACAACGCGGGGGTGACGGCGGCGGCCCCGGCGGTGGGCGTGGTACCAGCGGACTGATCCAGGGGATTGGCGCCACGGGCCCAGGGGGCGGTGGCGGCGGCGGTGGCGCCAGCGCGGCGACCGGCGGTACCGGCGCTCAGGGCGGCAACGGCGCCGCCGGCATGGTGATCGTCGAGTACTGACGCCTTCTGTTCCGTCGATCAGAACAAGAGAAACAAATGAAGACATACGCACGCATCGACGCCGCCGGCGTGGTGGCGGAGTTGCTGACCACCGACGCTGACCCCGCGAAAATGTTCCATCGCGCGCTACGATGGCAGGATGTCACCGGGTTGAACGTGCGGGTGGGATGGGTGAAGGCCGGCGCGGGTTTCGTGGCCCCGCCGCCGTCGACCGCGCCAAGTACCGTTTCGGATCTCGCCGCTCTGCAGGCGCAGATCGCGACGCTGTCTGCCCAGATTGCCGTGCTGCAGGCAAAGTCCTGAACCGGGAGATCCAGCGTCATGTCCACCCCTGCCACCGCCGTCTGGCGGCCCTCGGTCGCGCGCCGCGTGGTGCTCGATGGCTTCTTTCCGGTTCCGCGCGGCGTCGTTCCGCTACCGCCGTCGCGCCTGGCGTGGCCGGCAAAGGACCCCAGCGATGTCCTGGACTATGAGCTGGACATCTCGGAGGCGCTGGCCGGTACTCGCGACGACACGATCACGAGCATCGACGTCACGGTGAGGCCGAGCACCAGTGGCGGTCTCACGGCCGGCAATATGGCGGCCGATGGAACCGTGGCGGTGGTCTGGTTCTCCGGCGGCGTGGCTGGCACGACCTATTCCGTTCAGGTTGCCGTTGGTACCGCCAACGGCCGATTGATCGGACGGACCGTGTTGCTGCCCGTGCGGTCGCTTGCCGGCGTGACAAGTTCCGAGGACGCGGCGCTCACCACACAGGCGGGTGCCGTGATCACTGACCAGAACGGCGATCCGATTCTGCTGGGGAGCTGAGGCATGCCGACCATCGACGAACTTGATGCAGCCACGGTGTCGGCTGATACCGACGAGTTCGCGGCGAACCAGAACGGGACAACCCGCAAGGTGACTCGCGCGCAGATCGTCGCGGGACTCCAGCCGCAACTCGCGCTGGCGCAGGGTACGCTGCTTGGCTATGGCGGCACCAGCGCGGGCGCACCCGAACCGATAGCAGTCGGGGCAAATCTTCAGCTCTCTGGTGCCGTGCTGAACGGGACGACGGCGCCATTCGCCATCAACAACCTTCCGACGGCCGTGGCGCCGCGCGGCCAGGACCTGGTCGCGTTGGCACAGAACGGCGCCAACGTCGCGCTTCCCTATGCGCAGTTCATGGCTGGACTCGCCGGAGTGGCCGGCATCAATGCTTCGGCGTTGGCAGTCACTGCCGCTGGGGCTACAGCCATGCGAACTCTGGCGGCGGTGGCCGCGGATGCCGTGTCGGTGGAAGACTATGGCGCGGCGGGCGATGGTGTGACCGACGATACCGCAGCGTTGGCAGCGGCGGTGGCAGGTGGCAGGCCGGTGAGGCTCGGTCCGAATGTCTACGCGGTGACGGGACAATGGACGATCGGCGTGTCCACGGTGCTGCTCGGGGTGCCTGGAAAGAGCATCCTGAGGCGTATCGGCCAGAGCGGCGATGGAGCCTTCATCAGCGTGCAGGGAGGGAGCTTCCGCGCTGAGGGCGTGACTTTCGACGCCAACAAGCAGCTGGTCAACGTTGACAGTTGGGGTGTGCTGGTAACGGCTCAGTGCACTGCCGCCGAGTTCAACTGCTGTGTCTTCCGCAATGCAGCGGGGGCCAATCTTGGCACAGGGTTGGTGATTCAGGCGAGCGACCCGGCAGCGTGCCAACACGTTGTACGTGGCTGCGAGTTTGCCGCCAACACAGTCCATGGCTTGTGGGTGCAGGCGTGTGCCGGGGTACTGGTGGCAGAGAACCGGGCGCACGACAATGGGCAGTATGGCTTCAACATCGATTTCACTGATCCCACCTTCACACAGAAGGTGCACCTGATACAAATTCTTGGCAACCGGGCGTGGAACAATGTGCGCGGAATCGCGGTCGGCAATTTCAACGCCACCAACACCGTGCCGCCGACATGGGGCAACGCCAATCCCGACGCCATCGCGATCCTGGTGACGGGCAATCTTTGCCATGACAACACGCTGTATGGTATCAGTGCAGCCGGTCAGAGCTTGCTTATTGCGTGCAATCTTCTTGTGGGCAACGGGACCCAGGTAAACGGGGCGGGAATTCTTGCCAACGTGATCGATTCGCGCGTGATCGACAACACCATTGCGGGCAGCGCGACCTTTGGCATCGACTGCGGCGGTTCGATCGGCAGCGACGTATCAGACAACGCCGTCAGCGGCGTCGCCAACGGCATCAATTGCGGCGGCAGTCAGAACGTGCGGGTGACCGACAACATAGTACAGGCGTGCTCGATTACCGGAATCTGTGTTAATAACATCGAGGCAGACGCGACGGGTGTGAACTTCGGTATCGCATGCAGCGGCCTCGCGATCACGGATAACTGGATTGAGTTGAGTACGACAGCGACGACCGGAGTGCTACTGCGCGATGGACCACAGAACATTCTGGTGGCACGAAACTGCTTCGTGGGCACCACCGGCAGCGCCAATGCGGCACAATGCCTGGTCGCCGACACGGAGTCCCTGATCATTGAGGGCAACCACTACAACTTCAGCGCACGTTTTACGTGCAACCCGGTCGCGTTGAATAGCCTGCAGACACTTGTGTTTCCGGATATCGCGGAAAACGTGATGGTCACTACCGCTGTGTCGGGAGTGCAGTCCATGCTTTCCAGTTATCAGGCTGGCATGCGGGGGAAGATTAGCTTCGTGCGCGTGACGGCAGCAGGGTCTGGGTATACGACGGCGAGCGTTGCCATCGGTGGGGCCGGCAGCGGCGCAACGGCCCAGGCCGTTCTGGCTAACGGGACCTTGCTCGGTGTTGTGGTGACTGCCCGCGGAAGTGGCTACGGACCGGTGGGCACCGCAGTCCCTGTCACGATTACCGGCGATGGCACGGGGGCCCAGGCAGTTGCCTATGCGGCGCCACCTGTTCCGGAGGAACGGCGCCTGCTGGTGCGCTGCAACTGCCCGGTATTGTTCAGCCTCAGCGGGTCGAGCCCACTGCAAGAGAACTGGACGGGCGCCGATCTGACCATTCCGGCCAATGGCGCGACACAGTGGGTAGGTACCTGGGGAACTTGGCAGGCGGCGTCGGCGACGCATTGAACATTGGGTCGCTTCGCCGACCGGAACGTGTTTTCTTCGCCTGCCACGCCCCGGGGCGGACATCGCCTCCGAACTCCTGGATGTTTTCCATGCGATCGGCCGGACCATGGCGGGGCCGATCTGTCTGTATGAGGACTTCATGCCGACCGTTGCGCAGCTGCCAGAGGCTACGGCCGTCAATTCGACGGATCAGATTCTGCTTGATCAGAATGGCGTCAGCGTCACCGCGACGATCGCACAGCTGCTAGGCAGCACTCAGCCGGCCTTGACGCTTGCCAGCGGCAGCCTCCTGGGCCGCGTGAGCCCACTGGTCGGAGGGCCCGAGGCGGTTGGTATCGGTCCCGGGGTGCAACTTTCAGTGGGTGCCCTGCAAGCCGACATGTCGGTGATGGCGCCGTTGGCATCGCCGGCCTTCAGCGGCACACCGACCGCGCCGACGCCGGAGGTCAACGATTCCAGTAACCAGTTGGCTACCACAGAGTTCGTGATGACTTCCGGTCGATCGCTGACGTTGACAGGCGATGTGAGCGGCTCCGGCAATACGAACATCCAGGCAACTTTGCGGGCGATCACCGCGCCAGGCACGTTCGAGAAAGTTACAATCAATGCCAAAGGGCTGGTGACCTCGGGCGCGGCGTTGGCCGCTGCGGATGTGGCGACCGCGTTGGGCTACACGCCGTACGACGCCAACAATCCCGCCAACTATGCGACGGAGGCGTGGGTTATTGGTCAGAAATACGTTGCTACGTTCGCTGGGCAGGATGCCTCGGCTGCCGCCGTCGTTGCAGCCGACGGCACGACGTCGCGTACGCTAGCCGAACGTGCGGCGGACCGTATCAACATTCTGGACTTCGGGGCCGACCCGACGGGACACGGTGACATCACCCCTGCGCTCGAAGCCGCGGCGCAGTCGGTTCCTTCGGGTGGCTTCGGTGAGATCGTGTTGCCCCGAGGCACCTACCAACTAGCCACGCAATGGCTCTCCAGCGTTGCCGCTCCCGGACGGACGGTGTCCGTACGACTCGAGAACGGTGCTGTACTTACCGGCGGCGCCAGCATTGTGGCGGACGTGGCCTATGCGACATATGCCGGATATGACACGACCGTAATGGGAGGCCAAAACTTCTGCGGACTTGGCCCGGTGCTCGGTTCGGCGTGCGCGGATATTCCCTTTAGTTCCTGCACGATCGAAAATAACTCAGCAAACAGCAACGCCGCGCGCAGCGGCAAGATGACTAATTATACCAATAGCTTGTACTATGGAAAGTACCGGAACGGGATCGAGCCGTTCCATTACGACAGCCTCATCTGGAATCGTTTCTATGACGGAAGCGCTGGCTGGAAATTTCTTGACGTTATCCAGGGCCCGGCGATTGATGAAGATGCCGCCTCGCGCGGTAACCTGAGCACCGATATCAAGGTCGGCGAAAGCGACCTCGTGAGCCTCACGGCCGACGCGGGCTGGGATGTTACGGCGGGCAACAGCATCGCGACACAGGGCCACGCGCTAGCAGCCTGGGCGATGAACGGGTTGCAGGCAGACGAGACGCAGAACACGATCATGGTCCATGGCGGCCATGTGTTCAATGGCTTCAGTATCGCTGGCGGCTACAACGGCGAGTCCGGCACAGGGCAGGTCAACCGGCGAGCCATTAGCTATCCGGCGGCGTTCGGCGACAACACGAGCGCAACGGTCACGCAGAACGCCACGGTCACCATCACACTGGATGTGACCGCTAAGGCGTCGGCGAACGTCAGCGGCGGCCAGATCGTCGGTGTGACGGTCAGCAGCGGCGGCGCCGGGCTCTATACCTCGGCTCCCACTGTCACCATCGCAGCGCCGAACAGCGGTCAGCAAGCGAGCGCAACCGCGGTCATCAGCAACGGCTTTCTGACAGGTCTCGTCGTTGCCAACCCCGGTAGCGGTTATTCCGCCAGTTCGCCACCGTCGGTGACTATATCCGGCGGCGGTGTGCCCGGTGCTACACCCGTATCGGTCACGCTCAATCCCGACGGTGCACACGGCGACATCGCCTCGGTGGCGGCGGCGATCAATGCCAAGGCCATTCCTTACGTACGTGCCATGGTCAATACCTATGGCACCGATCAGCGGCTGGTGCTGTTCAGCATTGCCCCGAACGATCTCGGCGTACTCACCATCAACGATGGCGTCGGTTGCCCGATGGCGACCCTGGGGATTTCGCCCGGTACCTACAGTACGCTTCGTGACGCCACGGCGGTGGTGATCTCCACGGCCGTCGGAACCGCTTCCTCGGGCGACGAGATCGCCGTCAATGGCGTCACGATTCCGATCAGTGGCACCATGGCGGCGGTTGCAAGCGCGATCAATGCGGCCGCTATTCCCGGCGTGACGGCGGACACCAACGCTGGCGGGCGGCTCGTGCTGATGGCACAGGTATTGCCAAACCCATGTGCCCCGGCGCCGAACGGAGGAATCGCCGCGGGTGGGCTACAGATCGCGGACGTTGTTGCGGGTTCCCTGGCGCGCTTGAATCTGACGGCGGGCGTATATCTGCCGCCGGCTCCACCGCATGCGTTGGCTACAGCCTACGGCGAATTCGGCGCCACCGCACAGTCGGCGGGCAGTGCGTTCACGGTCGCCGCGACCGACCTCTCAGGGACCAGCTACGGACCCGTGACAGTTGCCCTGGCCGGCTTCACCGTATCGGCGACATACGGCAGTGGACAGAACGCTGCCGTCTTGAGTGCCGTGCCGGCGGGTGTGGCGGGTTCCGGTTCCGGCGGCGTCTCGATCAGTGGGCCGGGCATTCCCGGAGGTACGGTCGTAACCTATGTGCGTGGCACGTCGGTCGGCCTGTCGCAAACTACGACCGCGGCCGGAAGCGCGGTTTCGCTCACTGTCGCCGGTGGCGGAACGGCGCAGGATATCGTCGGCTGTGTGTGCAATGCTCTGACGGCGGCCGGCTGGTGGAGCCCGAACACCAGTACGGTGGCGTCGCTAACGTCGGCGCCGAAGATAGTCACCGCTTACGTGCGAGGCGTCGGCGATACCTCCGTGGTGATCCGCAACACGGCCGGCGGTACACTTACGTTGCAGAACACACTAGGTACACCACTTGCGATATTCGGCGTCACGCTCACATCCGCGATTACCTACAAGCCAGGAGCATACGGTGCCGGTTTCCTCAATGGGTTCGTCGCAGAGCCGGATTCGATTGCGCCGAACGGCCGGTCGTTCCTTGCTTACGGTTCGACCGCCGCCGACCAATCTGTTTGGCCAAACAATCCCCTGCAGGCCGCGGGCAACTTCCTGCACGGCATACGCACCGACACGGCCATCGTCGCGGACGGAATTGCCCTGCGCGCGGCACAGGGCCAGAAGATCGCACTGGATGCCGCCGGCAACACCTGGGTACAAGAAGACGCCACTGGCAAGGTCGTCATCGGCACCGGCAGCACGCGTCTGTTCTCCATCGACGTCAGCGGCAATGTCGTTGCCAAGGGCACCCTGACTTTCAACGGGACACCATAGACGTGAGACGCTGCCCGTTGGTCACCAAAAGCGAAAACAGAATCGAGTAATCAACGGGAACCGGTACCCTTTCTGGAGCTGCGGCTGGTTTTCCTGCACTCTTTCGATGAGAGCTAGGAAATGGCCGACCCAGGCTCGTGATCTGACACACGTACCGTCAGTACCGCACAAGCCGCTTTCGAGCGGCTCTTCTTTTGCTCGCGCGCCGGGTGTCCTTGACCCGTCTTCGACTCATCACTGTGTCCCGCCGCGGGCCTGGAGGATTGCACATGCCCATCGACAAAATCCCGCCCGACCTCCTGAAGGAGGCGGTGGAAAAAGCCATGTCGGAATGGCTCGACCGACAATGGAAGCGCTGCACCGCCCGGCTCGGCTCCTGGGTGTTGTGCGGCATCGCGGCCACCGTGTTCGCTGGCTTGGTGCGCTATGCGATCAATCAGGACTGGGCAATGCGATGATGAGCAAAACAGCAGATCAGGAAGCCGCGGAACTGGCAGCCAGATTCGAGGGCTTTTCGGCCGAGCCATATCTTGACATGCTGGCGAAGCCGCCGCGCTGGACGATTGGCTACGGGTCGGTCTGGCTGCCGGATGGTGCACCGGTGACGGAGAATACGCCACCGATAACGCTTCAGCTCGCGCGCATCTGGCTGGCTGATGAATTGCACAAAACTGCGCGCGAAATTGCCCGCGTGGTAAAAGTCTGGCTGACAGTGGACGAAACCGCGGCGCTGCAGGACTTCATCTACAATGTCGGCATTGGCGCGTTCGACAACAGCACACTCCTACGTAAGTTGAACTCTGGAGACTACGCCGGCGCCGCCGCGCAGATTGACCTGTGGGATCACGCGGGCGGCAAGGTCGTCGCCGGTCTGTTGCGTCGGCGTCAGGCAGAGACGGCGCTCTTTCTTGAGTCTGACGAGAAATCCGGGAAAGACGCGTGAGCGGTTCAATGTGGCCTTGTCAGCCAACAACCATCAGGAGTGTGGAAGTTTGAGAATGCGCGCCGATTTGCTGCACGTCGTTACCGCCGTCGCCAACCCGATCCGCTGGGAAAGCCGCGTGCGCCTCTATCGCGAATTCGAGCGACACATGCTGGAAAGCGGCGTGCACCTGACGGTGGTGGAATGCGCCTATGGTGACCGGCCGCACGAACTCGGCGGCACACCGGGCGTGAACCACGTACCGGTACGCGCCCGTACTTTGGTGTGGAACAAGGAGAACTTGCTCAACATCGGTCTCGCGCGGCTGCCGGAGGACTGGAAATACGTCGCGTGGCTCGATGCGGACATCCGCTTCCGCAAGCCCGACTGGGCTGCGGAGACGGTGCATGCCTTGCAGCTCTACGACGTGGTGCAGCCGTGGAGCGACTGCTACGATCTCGGCCCGAATGACGATCATCTAATCGCGCACCGCAGTTTCTGCCGGCTGTGGCTGGAGCGCAAACCGTTCGTGCAGGGGCCGAATGCCGTCAGTGCCTACCAGTTTGCCCATCCTGGCTACGCCTGGGCGGCGACGCGGCAGGCGCTGGATTGGCTCGGCGGTCTGATCGACACCGCTGTGCTCGGCGCGGCGGATCACCACATGGCGCTGGCCTTGATCGGTCGGGTGGTGGACTCCATCCCGGGCAACCTCCCCGAGGGCTACCGTGCACCGCTGTTGCGCTGGCAGGCACGTGCACAGCAGCACATTGGCGGCAATCTTGGTTACGTGCCAGGCACCATCGAGCACGCCTGGCACGGCGCGAAGGATCGCCGGGCCTACGTTGATCGTTGGCAAATCCTGTCCCGCCATCGCTTCGACCCTACGACCGATCTGAAACCCAACGTCTGGGGCGTGCTGGAGCTGGCGGGCAACAAACCGGAGCTGCGGCGCGACATCGATGCCTATTTCCGCCAGCGCGACGAGGATGCCAACACGCTAGCGGGTTAACTTGAGGAGAACGGAATGGCTTCCATCATTTCCTGGTTACGGCAGACCACGACCGGCGCGGGTTTCTCCGCGCTGATTGGCACCGTCGTTGCCGTGGCATCCGGCCAGCTCGCCTGGCAGACGGCGGCCCCGTTGATCGTCGGCGGCGTGCTGGCCATCGCCTGGCCGGAAAAGCCGGCGCTGAGGGCCGACGCCGAGACCGTGGTCGGCGATGCGTTGAAGGTCTACGCCGACGCCACGGCGAGGGCGATGGCCAACACGTCAGCTTCCAGTTCAACCGCAGCAAAGTGACATATCCCATGCAGACCCGTCGTTCGATCCTTGCCATGGCCGGCGCCGCCGTTGCGTTGAGCGCGTGCGGCACCACGATCACCTCCTCGCAACTCGCCACCGACGTGCAGCTCATCGCGTCCGGCCTGTCGTCCGCGATTACGGCGATCGCGGCGATCCCCGGCGTGCCGGCCGCCACTGTCACGCAACTTCAGGGCTACCTGGCCACGATCAAAACCGACGCTGGGCAGGTGGCCGCGGCCACGGCTTCGGCCGGCACCAACGTCGTGCAGGAGATCGCATCCACCGTGCAGACGGTAGCGGGCATCGCGCTGCCGCTGATTCCCGGCGGATCGGCGATCGTGCCGATCATCAATGCGGCGATATCGTTGCTGCCGACGATCCTGGCCGCGGCCGGCGTCACCAGTGCCACGAAGACATCTCCGGTTTACAGCCCCGAGCAGGCGCGGCTGATCCTGCGTGCCGCGGCGGCGAAGTAATGGGGGGCGCCCGATGGTCGATCATCGCATCGTCAAGCTCGGCCGCCGGGCGCCTCACGCCGGCATGATCGTGCCGAAGCTGGCGGACTTCCGGCGGCGTGCGCTGCCGTCGCCGCCGCCTACGTGCAAGCGCAGCGACATTGTCTCCGAATGGGGAATGCACCTCAACGACGCCATCGGCGACTGCACCATTGCAGCGTCAGCGAATGCCATCCTGACCTGGACCACGGCCAATGGGGCGCTCTGGCGCGTACCCGACGAGATAGTGGCTGCCCGTTATGCCGCCGTGTCCAGCTATCAACCCGGGAAGCCCGAAACGGACACGGGCGCCATCGAGACCGACGTGCTTGGCCTATGGTCGCGACACGGCTGGGACATCGGGCGGCAGGGCGAAGACGTGACGCTGTGGGCGGTCCTGCAACCGGCCAACGATGCCGATGTACGGGAGGCTATCTACAACTTCGGCGGACTCTATGTCGGGATAAGCCTTCCTGACAGCGCCCAGAACCAGGCTGTGTGGGACATCGGCAGTGAGCCCGGTACCTGGGGCGGTCATGCCGTATGGGTGACCGATTACGACTCCGATGGCCTGGCATGCATCACATGGAACACCGTGCAGCGGATGACGTGGGCGTTCTGGAAACGCTATTGCGAGGAAGCCTACGCGCTGCTCAACCGCGACTGGCTGAACACCTCGGCAGTATCGCCCACGCATCTGGATTTCTACGGGCTGCGCAGTGCGCTGGACGCGATTGCGGCCTGATGAATGGTTCGCCGGTACCGCCCCCGTCTCGCCGCCGGAATGGCCTATTTGAAATCCCGCGACCGTGGCAACGGTCGGTTGTGCGTGGCTTGCGGCCAGGCAAGTTCGTCGGCGCGGGCCAGCGGCGCCGCCATCGCCATTTGGTCCAGGCGCCGCAACGCCGCGGAGCGATCTTTCAGTCGCTCCGCCACCACGTGCACCACGCCTTCCGGTGAGCGTTGTAGGCGCCCCTCCACCAGCAACAACGCGCTGCCGATCAGCGCGCGGCGGAACTGCTCCACCACCGCGGGCCATACCACGACATTGGCGATGCCGGTTTCGTCCTCGATGGTGACGAATACCACGCCCTCGGCGCTGCCTGGTCGCTGGCGTACCAGCACCACACCCGCCACTCGAACCCACGCCCCGTCGGCAAGTCCGGTCGCCTCGACGCAACTTTGCGCCCCCTCGACGGCGAGCGCCGAACGCAGAAACCGCAGCGGATGCGCTTTCAGCGACAAGCCGGTGGTCTGATAGTCCGCCACGACATGTTCGGGCAGTTGCATCTGCGGCAGCGGCGCCGCACGCATCGGCAATGGCAGCGCCGCGAACAACGGCAGCTCCGCTTCTTCGCGCACGCCGCGTACCTGCCATAGCGCCGCGCGTCGTTCCAGCCCCAGGCAACGCATCGCATCAGCCTCGGCCAGTGCCTCCAGCGCCGAACGCGGCAGGCCAGTGCGCACCAGTTGCGTGAAATCGCGCAATCCCGTGCCCCGCGCAGCCACCAGCGCCTGCGCGCATTCCTCGCGGAACCCGTCGATCAAACGAAAGCCCAGGCGCAGCGTGGCGTTTGCCTCGACCGTGCAGTCCCATGTGCTCGCGTTGACGTCAGCGCCGCGCACACTTACGCCATGCTCGCGCGCGTCGCGCACGATTTGCGCCGGAGCGTAGAAGCCCATTGGCTGCGAATTCAGCAGCGCGCAGGCAAAACTGGCCGGATGATGGCACTTCAGCCACGCCGACACGTACACAAGGTGTGCAAAGCTCGCTGCGTGGCTCTCCGGGAATCCGTAGGTACCGAACCCTTCGATCTGACGGAAGCAGCGCTCGGAGAAGTCGCGCGTGTAGCCGCGGGCAACCATGCCATCCACCATCTTGGCAGAGAACGTGTGGATGGTGCCGGCGTTACGAAAGGTCGCCATGGCGCGCCGGAGCTGATTGGCTTCGGCGGGCGTGAACTTCGCCGCCTCGATGGCGATGCGCATGGCCTGTTCCTGGAACAGCGGCACGCCGAGGGTGCGACCCAGCACACGCTCCAGCTCGTCCGGTGGACCGTGCTCCGGCGCGGGCGATGGGAACGCCACGGGTTCGCGCCCCTGCCGGCGGCGCAGATAGGGATGCACCATGTCGCCCTGGATCGGTCCCGGGCGGACAATGGCGACCTCGATCACCAGATCATAGAAGCGCTGCGGCCGGAGGCGCGGCAGCATGTTCATCTGCGCCCGGCTCTCCACCTGGAACACGCCGAGCGAATCCCCACGCGACAGCATCGCATAGACCAGCCTGTCCTCGCGCGGCACGTCCGCCAGGTCGCGCAGCGACACGCCGCGCGCACGCAAAATTTCGCAGCACTTGCGAATGCAAGTCAGCATTCCTAGTGCCAGCACGTCGACCTTCATGATTCCCAGCGTGTCGATATCGTCCTTGTCCCATTCGATGAAGGTGCGGCCTGGCATCGCCGCCGGACCGATGGGCACGGTCTCGTCCAGCGCCGTACGCGTCAGCACGAAGCCGCCGACGTGCTGCGACAGATGGCGCGGCAGACCGACCAGCTCGCGCGCGAGCGTAACCGTGCGCTGCACCGCCGGGTTGTCCGGCTCCAGCCCGATCTCGCGCAACCGTTCGTCCGGCCACAGTTCCCCATGCGCGTTCCAGCTTTGCGAAGCGAGTGCCGCCGTGGTGTCCTCGGACAGGCCCATCGCCTTGCCGACTTCGCGCACCGCCATCTTCGGGCGATAGTGGATGACCGCGGCGGCGATGCCGGCGCGATGGCGGCCATAGCGTTCGTAGATGTATTGAATCACCTCCTCGCGCCGCTCGTGTTCGAAGTCCACATCGATGTCGGGCGGTTCGCGGCGTTCGGCGGAGACAAACCGCTCGAACAGCAGGTCGATCTGCATCGGATCGACGGCAGTGATGCCAAGGCAGTAGCACACCGCCGAGTTCGCCGCCGAGCCGCGGCCCTGGCACAGAATGCCCTTGTCGCGTGCGTAGCGGACGATGTCGTGCACGGTGAGGAAGTAGCGCGCATAGGCGAGCTGGCGGATGAGGCGCAGTTCCTTCTCGATGGTAGCCCGGACCTTTTCTGGGACGCCGTCCGGATAGCGTGCCGCCGCGCCCTGCCAGGTCAGCGTCGCGAGGTGCTGGTCGGGGGTCGTGCCGGGTGGCACCGGCTCGTCGGGGTATTCGTAGGCCAGCGCGTCGAGCGAGAACGAGCAGCGGTCGACGATTTCCAGCGTGCGGGCGATCGCCTGCGGATGTTCGCGAAACAGCCGCGCCATCTCGGCGGGCGTTTTCAAATACCGCTCGGCGTTCGGCTGCAACGCGAGTCCGGCGGCGGCAACGGGAACACCGAGGCGGATGGCGGTCATCACGTCATGCAGGGCGCGGCGTTCCGGCGCGTGGTACAGCACGTCGTTGGTGGCGACCATCGGTACGCGGCAGCTTGTCGCGATCTCCGCCAGCGCGCGCAGCCGCCGCGCATCGTCGCCGCGGTGCCGCCGGCTGGCGGCGAGGTAGAGGCGGTTGCCGAACAATTCGCGCAGGCGTGACAGGTACGCGCGCAGGCGGTTATCCAGGCGCGCTGTCGGCACCGCCAGGGCGATCTGTCCCGCCGCGTATTCGGCCAGATCGGCGAAATCGAGCCGGCATTCGCCTTTCGTCGTGCGCTGCTTGCCGACGCTGAGCAGGCGCGTGAGCCGGCCCCAGGCGGCGCGGTCGGCGGGGTAGCACAGCAGGTCCGGCGTGCCGTCACCGAGCGCCAGCCGGCTGCCGACCAGCAGGCGCAGCCCGGCCTGCTTCGCCGCCTCGTGCGCGCGCACCACGCCGGCAACGGTGTTGCGGTCGGCGACGCCGAGGGCGGCGTGGCCCAGGGCGGCGGCCGTCGCCACCAACTCGTCGGCGTGGCTGGCGCCGCGCAGGAACGAGAAGGCGGTGGCGCACTGGAGTTCGGCATAGGGCAT